CAATCGTAGGACGAACAAACGAAGGTAAATCGTGGGTATTAATATTTTTCCTTGTTATGGCATGGAGTATCGGTAAAAAACGTGTTCTTTTATATTCAGGCGAAATGGGAGATAATACGGTTGGTTGGCGTTTTGATACATTTTTCAAACATTTTTCAAACAGCGGTTTAATGCAAGGTAAAGAAGATATGACAATGTATGAAAAATATATTGAAGAATTGGAAAAAATGGAAACGCCTTTTATCGTGATTACACCGAAACGAATTGGCAACAAAAAATTAGATGTTCCTACACTTCATGCTTTAATTGAACGATATAAGCCTGATATTGTCGGCATTGACCAATTATCTTTGATGGATGACCACCGAAAACAAAAAGGAGATCCAACTCGTATTCAATACACACATATTTCTGAAGATTTATATGCAACATCTGAAAAATATCAAATTCCGATTTTAGCACCTGTCCAAGCAAATCGTGAAGCGAAAAAACGAAGAGACAGCGAAGCCGCTCCTGAATTGGAAGATATTTCAGAATCTGATGGTGTTGGTCAAAATGCTACTCGAGTTATTTCAATTCGACAATACGACAACATTTTAAAAATTGTTATCAAAAAGAACNGATATGGCAAAAAAGAACAAGANTTNATGTTCATTTGGGACATTGATTCTGGTTATATAAAACCATTCATGAGTTCCAATTCATATACTGATGATGAACAAGAAGATATGCCATTGGATTATGAAGAAAAAATATCAAATTCCAAAAAATTGGAAGGCGAGGAGTTATTCTAATGATTATTTGGGAAACACCGATACTTGCTGACGTTGAAGATATAATTGAAAAATTAAGGGCTGACTTGTCGAAAGACGGAGTTAGCCTTTTCAGGCATATTAAACCTACTAATGGTAACGTGATGATTACTTGCCCATTTCATGCAGATGGGCAAGAACGTCACCCATCAATGGGCATTTCAAAAGAAGACGTAAGACGAGGCAAAAAAATAATTCCTGCTGGAACTTGTCATTGTTTTACTTGTGGCACAACAATGGAACTTCCTGAGATGATTAGTGCTGTATTTGGAAGAAATGACAAAGGAATGACTGGGTTTCTTTGGTTGAAAGAAAATTTTTATTCATTAGAAATCGAAGATAAACGTATTTTAGAATTAAAAATACCTCACAAATTTATCGAACCAGAACCTATTAAATATATTACTGAACAAGAATTAGAATCATATCGTTACATTCATCCATATATGTATGAACGAGGTTTAGATGATAAAGTAATAAATTATTTTGACATTGGTTTCGATAAAATCAAACAATCGTTGACATTCCCAGTGAAAGACAAAGATGGCAACGTGTTATTTATTCAACGAAGATCTGTAAACGGAAAGCAATTTTTAAATGATGAAACGAAATTGAAGGGGGAAACATTATTTGGATTGCATGAAGTTTATAAAAATTTAAGTTGGATTGATGAAGTGATAGTATGTGAATCTCCGATAGATGCTTTATATGCTTGGAAACATAGAAGACCTGCTGTTGCTCAAATGCAAGCTATTCCAACATCAACTCAAATTGAATTGTTGAATAAATTGCCGATAACTCGAATAATTAGTGGGCATGACAATGACGAAGCTGGGGAAAAAGGCTCAATTAGATTGGGTAAAGGATTGAAAAATAAAATGTATTTCAGAATCAATTTTCCAAATGGTAAAAAAGACTTAAACGAATTTACAAGCGAAGAAATGACGACTGGCTTTAGTTATTCATTGTTTGGATTTAAACAAAAAAATATATGAAAATTTCATTTTTCGTCTTGTAATATATCATATTAAGTGATAATATTTAATTATCAATTTAATATACCATGAAAAACAGAAAAATGAAAAATCATATTAAAGGAGAGGAACTCAAAATGAGACAAACTTATGCAAACTTATCTAAACTGGCAAAGGAGAACCCACTGGAACTACTTGACGCTATTCAACAATACAAAAAAGATGAAGATCCAATGGCATTCTCAAATATATTTCGTGAATTGTACCCTTTATCATTATCTGTATGTANCAAATTTTGGAATTTAACTGAAAATGATATGGCAAGTTTTTGCCTTGAAGAATTACACAAAGCAATTATTTCATACGATGAAACGAAAACAAATGCTAAATTCCAAACGTATTTTGCAACGTGTTTTAGAAACCGATTAAGACATGAAACACAAAAATTATCTTGCGATAAACGAAAAGCAAATGTTAAAAGTGATGATTTTGCTGCTTATGCGGAAATAGCACAAGGTTACTATGAAGTTGGAATTGAAAATGCTGAAATTTACGATTTATTAGAAGGTTCTAATTTATCGGAAAAAGAGCAGCAATATTGCAAAATAATCATGGACACTCCTGGCAAAATAACTGATAAAGAAATTTCAAAAATCATTGGAGTGTCATCTGCGGCTGTGAATTACATGAAAAAACGATTACGAGTAAAATTGCAAACTGTTCTGTAAATGTTTGATGTTATTATTTTAAACAGATTAATGAAAAATATACATGTAATTCTTAATTTTTCCTTACTTTTCTGTATATAACAAATGAATTGCAGGAAAGGAGGAGGAATTACAAATGATAAGACGATTAAAATTGTTGGTATCATTCATCAAAGGAGATCTTATTGTAATTGATGTCGAACGAAATAAAACAATTGTGGATGCTGGCAACAATTCTCCTCAAACTGTTAAAAATGCGGCTACTATGTTCTTCAAACAAGCTTATAAACTTGTTGAAAATAAATAATGATTAAAAAACATTAACCAAGGAGGAATTTATTATGAAAAGATCTGCTAAAGATTTAATGGATACTTTGAAGAAATTCGAGGAAGAACAAGGAAAATCGTTTGAATACTTTTCATTGGCAAATGACAAAGATACTGCTGTTGTTCGATTTTTATATGATTCAATTGAAGAATTGGATTGGTTCGTTGTTCATGAAGTACAAATCAATGGTAAAAAACGTTGGTTGAAATGTACTGAAGATGAAACTTGCCCACAATGCCGAGCTGGACAAAAACCAAAATTGAAAGTATTTTTACAACTCGAAGATGACCGAGATCCAGGTGTATTGAAAATNTGGGAACGAGGACAAAATTTCATTCCTAAAATCGTTGGTTTGTTAGAACGATATGGTTCCTTAATTGACCGTAAAGTTGAAGTTGAACGAAATGGAAAAGCAGGTGACAAAAAAACAAAATATAATTTATATCCATTAGATGCAGAAGAAGATTTTGATATTGATGATTTAACAGTAGAAAGAATTGAATTGTGTGGAGAAAATGGATTTATTCTCGAAAAATCAATTGAAGATATGGAATTAATTTTAAATGGATCTTATTCAATTCAACAACAAAATGAAAATTATGCTTCAAATGAATATCATAATTCAGATGCTCGAGAAAATTCATTGCCAAAAAGAAGAAATCGTTCTGATGTTGAAGTATTTTAATATAAAAAATGTTTACGGGCACTTAAATAGTGCTCGTATTTTTGTATATAACAAATGAAATTACATTTATAAGGAGGAATAATTTTGAGTACATTAGACAAATTATCACCTGAAGCATTGGATTTATTAAAACATTTCGATTATACACCGAAACCTGACCACAAACCACCTTACCANNGAGTTCCATCAATTGATACATGGAAAACTTGTGTTATTTTAGGTCCATCTGGTACAGGGAAAACAACATCATTAAGACGATTCGGAGATCCATCTGATGTTCAAGTAGACCCTGAAATGCCAGCAATCGAATTAGGAAAAATGTTTGGAAAAACTGTAGATGAAACAATCACAATGTATAGAAAATGTGGTTTTGGTTCTGTACCTTCTTGGGTATTACCTTATAAACAACTTTCAAACGGTGAAAAATATCGTGTTCAAATCGCTTTAAAATTAATGCGAGGAGATAACCCAATAATTCTTGATGAGTTTGGTTCTTATATTGACCATCCATCTGCTGTAATGCTTGCTACATTAGTTCGTAAACTTGCGAACAAAACAGACCAAAAATTCTTAATTGCAACATTGAATCCAGTTATTGCCGAGGAACTGGAACCAGATGAACTGATTGAACTCGGTACTCCATCAATTAGGAGGTCTCTTAGGAGGGATAGAATATTACAGGTACAAAGGGTACACCGTAACGCTTGGGAAATATTCAAGCACCATCATTATATGAGTTCCAATTTAATTTCATCTGCAAAATGTTTTTTATTCACAATGGATGGAAATATCGTTGGTTTTAATGCGTTGAAACCATTCCCACATGGATTCATCAAAAACGCTTATAA